ACACGCCGTTCCGGATGGAGCAACATCAAATTCAATAGGACACGATGGAGTTCCTCCCATTATCTAGTAGATAGATAGATTCCGGCTGACGCTCCAACACACAGGGTAATGAAAACAAGATAGGACGCATATTCAGTTGGAACGACCAAGAGCTCAACCAACGCCAGCAGTATTGTGAATAACACGGTCTGAATAACAGCCAGACTCGGTGAATGTAGAATCGTCCTCTTTACCTCTGCAATCGGGACGGGCTGCACATGGCGAGATTTCAGGCTTTCGGACACTTCTTTTAGCTTGGTGGTTACGTCCGATTCCACTGCATAGCCCGCATATTGAGATCGGATGCTTTCATAACTGTCTGTCGTCATTGTTTAACGATTAGGAACAAAACTCTTGAATGCACCCAGGATCGGCAGTATGACACGCACGTCACGGGTCGCCTGCATATCACGCCATCCCAGCAAGTTGGGGCGTGCAGCCTGGTTCTGACTTGCATACGGCGCAATCGTGCTTGCCATGCGCACAAAGCGAGTGAATTCAGAGGCATCACCAACCATTGCACGACGGACAGGAGGATTTACCTGACCAAAGGGAGATGTGGGCATTTTGTTTTAGAAGAGGGAATATAATGAGCGAGGTCATTATAGAGCCACCGACACAACAGACGCGAGGACCGCCACCGCCACCTGCTCAATCCGGAATCCCTACTGAACTTCAGGCGGCGGTTACTGCATATAGAACACACTATGCAGCCTATGCAGTCACGAGAGACAGTGCTCACAAGACTGCATACGAGAACGCCATGGCGGCAATCAACAGGGCGATTACAGATGCGTCGGCGGTGTCTGCCGCAAATACATCGTATATTCAGAACTTCATTGCCTCGTATCAGAACACGACGGGAGACATTGGAGAGCTGCAGGCACAGTCGGAGAATATTCGGAAACAGGGCCCGGCTCTTCAAAACACGCTTGCTCAGTCACAACAGCTTCATTCTCGCACCGTTGCGGCGGCCGATGAGACATCTCTCTATGTCAAGGCGGGTATTGTGTTCGGATTGCTCGTGGCGGCGGGCGTTGTAGGGAGCTTGTAACCCATGCTTCGCAACAGGGCAATAAAAAACAAGAGCGCGGCAATCCCTAAGGCAAGCGCATACCAGAAAAAGGTTGACCGGAACACTGCCTGATCTTGCGTCTGAAGCATTTGGAGGGTAGCGTACTGATCTCTCTGTTCTCTCATGATAGACGCGTCGTTTTGAATGCCGACTAGTTGTTGAAGCAGCGCATCCCGATAGACGGTAATGTCCTGCGCATTGCTCTTTGTTGCGGCTAGTTTCTCCGCCATGCGATGCAAAAGCGACGCAAGCTCTCCGTTCAACTGTTGGATCTGAGTAAGCTTTGAGGGATCGTTTGCGGCTACCAACGCATCGTACCTGGTGCGCTTCTCTTCGTATGACGCTTGTAGTTCCTCCATTATTACTGAGCGACATTTACATCCTCAACACAGTAACGGTAGTAGAAACTGCGGCCGGCTGTGTCCGAATGGCGAGTGACCTCAATGACGTCACCAGGAATGGCCCCGATCCACTTGACCATCGTATCCTGCGAATCAATCCACGGCAGCTGGTTCTCCGGGTTTGAGATCTTGAAGGTGTCCAAGACCACAGTACGCTCGGCATCTACGAGAACACGATGAGGCATTGCCATACGATGGGTCGTAATATCAAACTGCAGCTGCCAAATATGAAACAGCGCAAGACGATCCTTTGAATGAGACTTGGCCACCCGAAGCACATTGTCAGACGGCGGGCTCATGGCCACAAGCACAATACCGTTTGTATGTGCATTGTCCTTTGCAAAGGTGATCACGTTGGTAATATCTGTGGAGAGGATCTTCTCCTTTTGGCTGAAACAAACGAGCACATCCCCGATGGTGTAGAGCGTCATCTTCTCCATCTTCTTGGAATCGCTCGTGAGTCGCTCGGTGCTGGTGTCAAGCTTACGGCGCCCAAGCATGATGCGAAGAGTATCAAGTGCCTTGTCCTCCATTGTGATATCTGCTCTCTTACAAACTAGGACATTCGTTTTTTTCGGGACTTTGAACAATGAAGCAGTGGGTTTGGTTCTTTATCGCAGTTGCCGTTTTAGCATACGTTCTCAAGCTGTTTGGTACGGATCGGTTCTACGGCGGAGGTCCCGAGTCTAGATTTAATGATCGTAGCCAACAAAAGCGCGCAATGGCTCACGAGGACTCCTCGTACGCCCAACAGACCAACCACTTTGTTCAGGACAACAGCGTAGGTGAGGCACTTGGCGTCGACACGCCCTGGCAGGTAAACCAGTTTAAGAGCCGTATGTGAGAAGAACTAACGATGCTTAAGTCAAAGATCCCCAAAGCGCTTCGTGAGCAGGTATGGTTGGTGAGCGTGGGACCTGTGTTCCAAACAAAGTGCAAGGTCTCGTGGTGTACGAATACCATGAACGTGTTTGATTTTCAATGCGGGCACAACGTCCCCGAGAGCAAGGGCGGAACGACAGACGTGAAAAATCTGATCCCCATCTGCTCTCGCTGCAATCAGAGCATGGGCAACCAGTTCACGATTGACGAATGGACTCGCAAGTTTGCCGGACCTCGCTTCTCATGCTGGACGTGGATCAAATATCTATGCTCAAGGTCTTAGAGGGCATCGGTTCCGGCTTTGTTCCCTCTCTGCGGTGGCGCTCCACATCGTCCCAAAATGCCCGAAGATCAGGGAGGTGGTCTGACAGCCAGTTCGGATCCTTTGGAACAAAGTCCTTCTTGATGTCAGTCAGAACCCAATAGACATACTGATGCTCGTCGGTATGGCCACTCTGCCATTGATGGAGCTCAACCGCATCCGGTTTGTAGTCTACCTTGCCGACAGGGTCAACGGCAAACACTCCTTTTGTGTCCTTGCTCTCGTCCCACTGAGTAAAGTTTACCTGTTTGAACCGAAACTCCACATACTCGCACTCATCAATCCCCGTGCACTCCATTTGCATCTGCATTTGGTGCACGTAGTAACTTGGGATTTCGTCTTTCCGTGTGCGGCTCATTGGACACTTGAACTCCACCAGGCGACCGTATCGCATAGGGTCTGCATCCGCATACCGAGGCACAATCAGCCCGTCGGGAGATGCGCCGAGAAACGTGTGAACAGGGTGCTGACAGCAGCCCACGTCAATAATATCGCAGCCTGTCGTGTCTTCGTAGATCTTCTTTGCCACGGGTTCAAAGCGAGTTCCCCAAATCAATGCGGGAATTGCATTGAACGGATTTGAGTCACTCTTGGCCGGTGGCTCCAGCTTCTTCTCTAGAAGCTCAAGCCGAGATGCGGCTGTCTGCCACACCTTTGACACCTCCGATGCTGTGATCATAGTCCCCCTCTGTGCATGCCAAGCATCGGTGCGCTGATCTTGCTTTCCATACAGACGCACGGTTCGCTCAAAAGCTCGGTCACGCATCCATATCCGTCCCGCCGGTCCCGTCAGAATTCTTTGCGTCGCTTGCATCACCTCCCTCCTTAAGGTGCGATACGAAAGCCCCGGAGACAGGGATTTGCACAGTGTCACAAAATGGCGTAGACGGGCGTTGAGGTGGGTATACGGCCGGTTCTCCAGTAGATAGGATGCCAATGCCTCCTCCATTAGGGTTCTCTATCTTGCTCTCCGAAAGTTCATTTTTACGTTCTCGGAGACGTGTTTCAAAATCACCGGCACCCATGACGCCCAACTCGGACGTGCGGCTAAACATCTCCTCATACATCTTCTTGAACTCAATGTCCATCTCATCTAGCTGACCAAGAGGAACGCCCTTGTCTTCCATGATTGGCAGAACATCATTCTCCTCAAACACGGGGTCGGGAAGTGGGGGCTGTGCGGCAATCATTTCCTGTGCAGTGGCATACTCCGTGTACTCCTGTGTGTTTCCGGGAAGGATGAACTTCCCTTCCTCCCCGAATGCAACCGATGTAGGAACGGCAATCGCTTCATCACGCGGCTCACGAGGCTCAAGAAACTTGGCTACCTCTTCCTCGGATCCGATAATGGTCGTCGGGGCATTCACCGCAGCCATTTGTCTTTATCTTACCAACCCACTTTAAGCGACAATACCGCAGTAAGACTACAAATGGAGACTATTCAGAATCGCGATCACTGGGTTCTTCATCGCCTAGAGAAGTTCTATTCCGACGAAGAGAAGTTCAAGAAAGTTCAGACAATCCTGTCCGGTGAGTCTAAGGTCAGCCTTCGTCTGCTGGACTGGCTTGTGACCAATTATGCGAAGAAGCACAATGTTGCGTATCTTGTTGGATCCAGGCATGTCATCGTCTACCTCGCCTACAAGTCTCACCTGAAGGCGTATAGCAAAAAGATGTTTGACCCGTTCTGCCGTTGGAAGCGCATTCAGTTCATGGGGTTGGATACCACCGTTGGACAGCTCAACTTCTTTGAGTGGGCAATCCAGGACGAGGTTCTCAAGTATTTGGAGGACAACTACGATGCGATCCATGCAGATATGGATCAGTGTTCCACCACCATTCAGCCCAAGACGGCGGCAGATGGAACCCGTCGCAAGAGACATGAGCTCAGTCGGTCGGCAACAAAGGCCGTGCGTCACCACGATGTTAAGGTTGTTGTCTCCTTTGAGTAATGCAGTCGGTCTTGGATCCATCCGTCCTCTACACAGACCTCTCGCGCGATGTCGTAGAGCACGATGTAGACGTTGTCTCTGATTTGTGGACTATGGACGGCCGTGATGTCTATCGGGGATCCCGCGATACATCCTATTCACACGCCAATGTCTATTGGCTCTACACAGAAGATCTAGAGCGCACAGGGTTAGTAGAACATTCCCTGTCCGATCATGCTGATTTTCGTATTCTGTGGTTCAATGAAAACCCATTCGCCATGCTGCTGCAGGAGGACTGGACCACTGAGGACAGTCTATGGTCTATGTTGCCCCGCACGACGGTTGAAACGTTTCTTGCAAACGACTGGACAACGCCATCCCGGATTTTGAATGCGTGTTTATATGGACCCACTCGCATTCTTAGTGTTCGGGATGTACTGAACCCTCCTGCCATGTACAGCTGCTCGGTCTGTGGGAAAAAATCACTGGACACGTTCCAGTGTGAAGATGTGCGCTCTCAGGTAGACTTCCCATCCAAAACAAAAATAGTATTTATTGATGACGAACTCTATGTTTGTCGGCCTCCGCCTGGCTCACGTGTATGGGACCTTCTCGGGTTTAGATCGCCGAAGGCTGAGCAACCCGCCGACGAGCCTGCTTTGCCGGCGCCGGAGTCTGAACCACAGGTGCAGGCTGAGCCGGTGCAGGCTCACGCTCCTCCTCCTCTTCCTCCTGATCCTCCTCATTCGTCGCCGTCGGAATCTCCGCCACCGCCGGCTCAGTAGACTCCTCCTCAGCATCGAACATCTGGGCAGCCGTGACACGCTGCTGAGCGGACACCTGAGCATACGAGATGCGCCACGTCACACCAAATCCCTGTCCGGACACATAGATGCTCGGACTGACAATGAACCGAGCCTCCATGCGCTTCGGGAACACATCCGAGAGGTTCTCCGGCGTGAGCTTGATCGGGCGGTTCGCCATGTCCACCGCATCCATGCTCACCGTAAGCACGCCCTTGTCATTCGGATACACCGGCACCTTCATGCGGAAGCTAGGCGGATACTTGCCATTCG